TATTGGTACAGTAACCGATGCTGCAACAGACACTCTTTCAAGAGACACAGTGATAAGTAATAACTTAGGTACCACAGCTAAAATTGATTTTGGTTCAGGAGAAAAAGAAGTATTTTGCACAATACCTGCAAAGAAAGCAATGTCACCAGTAATGGAAGCAACAGGTTATGTTGTAACTCATGCATCAACTTTAGATGAAGTTCAAACAATGGACTCAGGTGTATTAGCAGGCCCAGTATCAGTATCAGGGACAATAACAGTAACAGGTAATTTAATAATTATATAATGAGTAAAATAGAAGTAAATGCAATCGAACCACAATGCGGAACTACTTTAACAGTTGGTGCTTCAGGAGATACGATAACTTTTCCTTCTGGAACTACTGTTGTTAATAATGGTAGTCAAACAGGTTTTGGAAGAACAGGAACGGTTGATTGGGACACTACAGCAAAGACTGCTAGCTTTACTGCTGTAAGTGGGAATGGGTATTTTGTAAATACAACAAGTGGAGTAATCACAGTTACTTTGCCTGCAGGTTCTGCAGGATCAATTGTATCATTAAAAGATTATGCAAATACTTGGCAAACCAATAATGTAACAGTAACTCCTAATGGTACAGATAAAATTAATGGTGTAAATGCAGATGCAACTTTAAACACAGAAGATCAATCAGTAACTTTAGTTTATGTAGATAGTACAAAAGGCTGGAGAGCAGTACAAGATTCAACAAGTAGTGTTCAGGGTACTTCTTTTATTACAGCTACAGGTGGAACAATAACAGAATGTGGCAATTGTAGAATTCATACTTTTACAGGTCCAGGAACTTTTTGTGTTTCACAAATTAGTTCTTGTGCACCAGAAAATGTTGTTTCATATATGGTAGTCGCTGGAGGTGGTGGTGGTGGAAATGGTTCTGGTGGTGGTGGCGGTGGTGGAGGATTTAGAGAAATTAAATCTCCTATAACACCATACACAGCAAGTCCTTTAGATGGTTATCCAAGTGCTCCTAACAGAGTTACAATTACAGCAACAGCTTTTCCAATTACGGTTGGAGGCGGTGGTACAGGAGGATCGTATGGTGGTGGAGGTGCTTGTACAGCAAATGGTTCAAATTCAATTTTTTCAACAATTACATCAGCAGGTGGTGGCGGTGGTGGAAATGGTCCTTGTGGAGGACAAGACGGTGGTTCAGGTGGAGGAGGAAATGGAGGATACGCACCAGGTGGTGCACCAGGTCAATGTGGCGGAGCAGGAAATACACCTCCAGTTAGTCCATCTCAAGGTAATAATGGTGGAACATCTCTTGGTCCTGGTCCTGGTAGCAGTCTATATATAGGTGGAGGTGGTGGTGGAGCTACTGTTGCAGGATCAAATGCTTCTGCTCCTAGTACAGCAGGACCTGGAGGAGCTGGTGCAACTACTTCAATTTCAACAAGTCCAACAGCTTATGCTGGTGGTGGTGGCGGAGGTGCAGAATTTGCAACTGCTGGAACAGGTGGAACAGGTGGAGGCGGTGCAGGAAGCGCGTGTATTCCTGCTGCTGGAACAAATGGAACAGTTAACACTGGTGGTGGTGGTGGTGGTGGCGGTTTACCTGGTGGTCCAGTTGGATCAACAGGCGGCTCTGGTATAGTAATAATAAGGTACAAATTTCAATAATTATGGCAAGTAAAATAAAAGTAGATAACATTACAGACCAAGACGATAACTCGGTTATCTCTAGATGTGGTTCAACACATACAGTAACTGCAGAAGTTTATAAAGCAGATACTATAAAAGATACAAGTGATAATATTTACATTAATAAATGTGGAACAACTGTAACTATTGGTGGATGTGGTCAAACATTAGCACTTGCAGCAGGAACAACAAATGAATTAGGTGGTGGAGGTGTTGATTGGCAGACTACACCAAAGACTGCTGATTTTAATGCAGTTGCAGGAGAAGGTTATTTTGTTGACACGACTTCAAATATTGTAACAGTAACTTTACCAACAGGTGTCGCAGGAGAATCAGTCACTATTTTAGATTATGTATCTAACGCAAATACAAATAGTATTATTATAACTCCACAGTCAGGAGAAAAAATTGAAGGAGCCATTAATGGACAAGGTGTTACTGCAAATAGACAAGCAACAACATTAACTTATTCAGGTGCTACTCAAGGTTGGTTAGTTTCAAGTGCTGGAGATTCAGGACCAATAGTCCCTCCTACTATAACTTTTGATACTGCATCAGGATCATTAGGAACATTAGAAGACAGTCAACGTTCAGACCCAAATGGTAACTTATCACCAATAACTGCTGTAGCTTCTTTTGGAACTTTATCATACAGCATTCAATCAGGTAGTTTACCTGCGGGTTTAACAATTAATTCTACAACAGGTGCTTTTGTAGGAACTGCGACTCAAGTAGGTTCTGATACAACTTCTAACTTTACAGTACGAGCTACAATAACAGAAACAGGAACAACATCAGATAGGTCTTTTTCAATAACTGTTAATCAATTAGTATTATTTGTTACTGCTTCGGGGGGATCCGAATCAACATCAGGAGATTTTAAAATTCATACATTCACAAGTCCTGGAACTCTTACGGTTTCATGTGCAGGTAATGCAGCAGGTTCAACAACAGTAGATTATTTAGTAGTAGCTGGTGGTGGAGGTGGTGGAGGAGATGGAGCTGGTGGTGGTGGTGCTGGTGGGTATCGTATTAGTTATCCAAATCCAGCGACAGGTGGTTTTCCTGTTTCAGTTCAACCTTATCCAATTACAGTAGGAGGGGGTGGACCTGCTGGTTATCCAACACCAGGTGCTAATGGTTCAAATTCAGTTTTTAGTTCAATTACATCTTCAGGTGGCGGTGGAGGTGGTGGAGGAAATAACTCACCGAATAGAGCAGGTCAAGCTGGAGGTTCTGGTGGTGGAGGAGGTGCTAGAGGTGGTAGCACAGGATCTGGAAATAGTCCACCCGTAAGTCCCCCTCAAGGTAATCCTGGAGCAAGTCCTCCAGCTGATACTTCAGGTGGAGGTGGTGGAGCTGGTGGTTCAGCATCAAATCAAAACGGAGGATCTTCATCAACTACAAATATTGGTGGATCAAGTGTGGCTAGAGCTGGTGGTGGCGGAGGTGGTGGTGGACCAGGTGGCCCTGGTGGTTCAAGTGGTGGCGGTGGAGCTTCGGCAGGAACACCTCCTGGTGGAGGTAACGCAAGTAATGCATCAGCTAACACAGGTGGTGGAGCTGGTGGTGGAGGAATGAGTTCCAGAACTGGTGGAAATGGCGGTAGCGGAATTGTTATAATAAGGTATAAATATCAATAGTTAAATTATGAGTGAAATAAAAGTAAATAAATTAACACCAAGAACCAATTGTGGTACAGTCCAATTAGGAGATAGTGGTGACACTATTACAATTCCTGCTGGTGCAACGATCACTAATAATGGTACACAAACTGGTTTTGGTAGAACAGGTACAGTTGATTGGCAGACATCAATTAAGACAGCTTCATTTACAGCAGTGAGTGGTGAAGGTTATTTTGTTAATACGACTTCAGGATCTATTACAATGACTTTACCAGCATCACCAAGTGCGGGAGACATCGTATCTTTTAAAGATTACGCAAACACATTTGATACAAACAATTTAACAGTTGCTAGAAATGGTTCTTTAATTTCTGGAGATGCAACTGATGCAGTTATTTCAACAGAAGGTCAAGCAATAACTTTAATTTATGGTGACGCAACAAAAGGTTGGCAGTCAGTTAATGCTTCAACTGAAGCTGATTTACCTAAACCAACATTCACTGCCGCTACAGGCGGAACAATTTTAGAATGTGGTAATTACAAAATTCACGTATTTACAGGTCCAGGCACTTTTTGTGTTTCCTCTATTGGAAATAGTGCACCTCAAGGTCGTCCTTCAAACGGAGACTATTTAGTAGTAGCAGGAGGTGGTGGATCTAATTATGGTGCAGGGGGTGCAGGTGGTTTTAGACAATCTGTTACTTGTGCAGGAACCATACCTCTTTCTGTTAGTTCTTTCCCAATTACAGTGGGTGGTGGTGGAGCTGGAACTCCTTCAGGGTGTGCAGCAAGAGGTTCAAATTCAATTTTTTCAAGTATAACATCAGCAGGAGGTGGAGCGAGTGGTGGAGCTACTCCATATTGTACTTCTTCAGCTAACGCTCCAGGTGGATCAGGTGCAGGTGGACCAGGTTTTGATTTTCCAGCCCCTAGTCCAGGAAGCCCACCAGCTACAACACATCAAACAGGAGGTGTAGGAAATACTCCTCCAGTCTCTCCTCCTCAAGGAAATGCAGGTGGAAGAGGTCACGGTACTTACGGCACATCAGATAACGGTTCTGGCGGTGGAGGTGGTGCAGGTTCAAGTGCAGCAGATACAGTTATAGGAACTCCAGGTGGAACTCCAGGAGCAGCAGGTGCACCAACTTCAATATTAGGTTCAACACCAACTGCTCCAAGTTATGGAGAATCAGGTCCAAGTCCAGGAAGATATTTTGCAGGTGGTGGCGGTGGAGCTCAACAAAATCCAGGAACTAACCCAGGTGGTGTTGGTGGTGGTGGTGATGGTAAACCTGGTCCTAGTGGTTCTGGATGTAATGGAGCTACTAATATGGGAGGTGGTGCTGGAGGTCGTAATTCAGCAGGTGGCTCTGGTATAGTAATAATAAGATACAGATTCCAGTAGTTGAATGAACAAAATTTATAATATATAATAGGAGACAATTATGGCACATTTTGCAAAACTCGGAGCTAACGGAAAAGTTATTCAAGTATTAACTTTGAATAATTCTGATATGCTTAACGCTGATGGTGTAGAGGATGAATCAGTAGGTCAACAATATTTAGAAACACATAATAATTGGCCTGCACAAATGTGGATTCAAACTTCTTACAACACATTTGGCAATCAACATAATAATGGTGGAACTGCATTTAGAGGAAACTATGCAGGTATAGGTTACACTTGGGATGAAGATAATGAAATCTTTTGGCCTAAAAAACCTCACGCATCTTGGAGTAAAAATACTTCAACTGCATCATGGCAAGCACCTATAACTTATCCATCAACAACTGATGATGGTGCAGATCCAGTAGTATGGAACTGGTCTATTTCTTGGAATGAAACTGCTTACCAAGCTGATAATACAAAAGGTTGGGAAGGCACAAAAAGAAATGTAGATGGATCAAATCATTCTGATACTGCAACATACGATTGGAATGGAACTGCTTGGGTTGCTCAATAGTTGACAAATTTATAAGTTAGTATAATTTCATGTTGGTGGCATGCATAAGAAAATTTTAACAGAACAAGCTTTATATCACGGTGATGTTTCAATGCCGAAAGGTTTTGAGATAGACCGAGATAAATTATCAGGCGATATTTTACAATCAACATTTACGGATTCAGAGTTTCCATTTTCAAGAACTTGGGACATGTTGAATACGTACATGCGTGAGCATATAAATTTAGAATATGGTTTTCAATTAGTGAATAAAAGAACTTGGGGTGATATGTACAAACCCAATCAGCAAACAGTTCCTTTACTCAATATTGATCCAGTCGATTTACGAAATTCACCGGACTATACTTTACTATATGGTGTAAAAACTAATAACTGTTTTGTAAGAATCTTCTATGATGATAATAGAAGAAAAGGAAGAAGTTGGGATATACCATTAGTAAATAACGGGTTTATTATGTTTCCATCTACTAATATGTATATTGTATCAAATGATCAGAAAGACAGTTTGAATTTTATTCAAACCATAACTTATGAATATATCTAATTATTATTGGCATTTCCCTAAAGCTTTGACACCAAAGTTTTGTGATGATGTAATAGCTTATGCTAATCAACAAGAAGAAGTAATGGCTAGAACTGGTGGGTATGGTAATAAAGATTTAAATAAAGATCAAATAAAAGATTTAAAAAGAAAAAGAAACTCTGATTTAGTGTGGTTAAATGATACTTGGATATATAAAGAATTACACCCATATGTTCACGAAGCAAATAAAAACGCAGGTTGGAACTTTGATTGGGAAAGAAGTGAGTCTTGTCAGTTTACAAAATATAAACATAACCAATATTATGATTGGCATTGCGATAGTTGGGATAAACCTTATGACAGAAAAGACCGAAACAATCCAGAGCACGGCAGAATTCGAAAACTATCTATGACTTGTCAATTAACAGATGGTTCCGAATACAAGGGTGGTGAATTAGAATTTGATTTTAGAAACTATGATCCACATATGAGAGATGAAGCTAAACATTTAAGAAGAGCAAAAGAAATATTACCAAAAGGATCTATTATTGTATTTCCATCTTTTGTATGGCATAGAGTTAAACCAGTAACATCAGGTACAAGATATAGTCTAGTAGTCTGGCATTTAGGCAGGCCTTTTAAATAATGTTTATCAATAATTATTTTAATACAACTATTTGGTCAGAACAAAAACCAGAGTTTATTAAATCATTAAACAAAGCATCTAATAAATATATTAAAGATGCAAGAACAAGAGAAAAAGCTTTTATTAAAGAGCATGGTGATTTCGGAAGATCATATCACTCAACACCTTTAACTGCTGATAATGATTTTTTAGATTTTAGAAATTATATTGGTCAAAAGTCTTGGGAGTATTTAGATCACCAAGGTTTTGATATGCAGCAATACACAACTATGTTTAGTGAAATGTGGGTACAAGAGTTTGCTAAAAAAGGTGGTGGTCATCATTCAGCACATGTACATTGGAACCAACACGTATCAGGTTTTTACTTTTTAAAATGTAGTGATAAAACTTCTTATCCAGTATTTCACGAACCAAGAACAGGTGCACGTGCTACAAAATTAAAAATGAAACCAGATCAAAAAGGTGTGTGGGGTGGTAGTGAACTAATACATTTCAAACCTACACCTGGAACTTTAATTATCTTTCCAGGGTTTTTGGAACACGAATTTGCAGTAGATTTTGGTAAAGAGCCTTTCAGATTTATACATTGGAATATAACAGCTATACCAAAAGAGATGGCGAAGGATGTTTAAAATAATAGATAATTGTATATCTAAAAATAATCAAAATGATATTAAGGAAACTATGTTCGGGTTACAAAGAAATTTTCCTTGGTATTTTGCTCAAGATGTTTCTTATAATGAAGGTAAACAACAAAGGCCAGCTTTATTTCATGATTTTGTTTTAAAAAAATACAATATTAATAGTGATTTTTTTGACATGGTAAAACCAATAGTAAAAGATAAAAATGTAATTCAAGCTAGATCAATATTACAATTGCCTTTAAATAAAAAATTACTAAATAAAAGTTTTGATACACCACACATTGATTCAAAAGAACTTCATTTAGTATATTTGTATTATGTTGTTGATTCAGATGGACAAACTTTATTTTTAAAAAATAAAAAAATAATTAAAAAAATAAAACCAAAACAAGGTAGACTTGTTATTTTTAATGGAAACATTTACCACACAGCAGAACAACCTGAAAAGGGTAAACGT